CACTGCGACTGCCAGTCAGACCACGTTTGCGGTGACATACACCCCTCCCAACATTGAGGTGTTCGTCAACGGCGTGCTTCTTAATGGGTCAGACTACACGGCCACTAGCGGCACAAATGTGGTTCTTGCGACTGCTTGCGCGGCAGGCGACATCGTTGAGTTCATCTCTCTGATCGTCGGCAACCTTGGCGGCATGGGTCCGACTGGTCCGACCGGTGCTAAGGGCCCCACGGGCCCGACTGGCCCCACGGGAGCAAGCGGCCCAAATTCCTTGACCGTTGGAACGACAACTATTGCCAGCGGCGCAACAACAAGAATTTTGTATCAAAACAGTTCTGTCCTTGGCCAGACCACTGGCATAACCACTGATGGTTTGAAGCTAACGCTTGCGGGTACTACTGCTTCTCTTTCGTCTTTGCTGACGAATATGTCGGAGGTGGCTACTGTATCCGCTACGGCTGCTGTTGGCACTATCACTTATGATGTGACCACTCAGAGCATCCTTTATTACACCGTGAACGCTACAGGAAACTTCACGGTGAATTTCCGCGCCAGCAGCGGGACAACTTTGAACACTGCTCTTTCTACGGGGCAAGCTGTTACAGTTGCATTTTTGGTCACAAACGGACCGACTGCGTACTATAACAACGTCATTCAGGTTGATGGCTCGACAATCACGCCTAAATATCAAGGTGGCACGGCTTGGACCGCTGGCAATTCAAGCAGCATAGACATCTACGTCTACACGATCATTAAAACGGCTGCTTCAACCTACACTGTGGTGGCGTCGCAAACTAAGTTTGCATAAGAGAGGGGTATCTTATGCCTAACATTATATCTAGGGGCGCGGGGTCCGCTGCGGGGCTTGGCTTTGCGGCTCCCGCTGCTGGTGGCTGTGGAGATGGTACAGTTGCGATATTTCAACTTGGTTGGATTTCCGGTCCGTCAAATGTAAGAAATAAATATACATATTCCACAGATGTTAGCACTGCTACGGGCGTTGCATTAGTCCAATCAAATTCATATACAAGTTCCGCTGCCGGAAACGGAACGCTCGGAATATTCGCTGTGGCGAATAACGGCTCTACTTCGGTATCTAGTACATGCAAATATACTTATGCCACATGCACAAGTGCGGCTGCAACTTCGTTAACTAGCTCATCATATTATGGAGCTGCAGCGGGAAATAGTACACGCGGAATTTTTCAACTTGGGCAAAATACTGTGACAAGAAACAAATACACCTACGCGGGGGACACGAACACGGCTGCCGGTGTTGCAACTGCCACTATTGCATCAGCCGCAACTGCAGCGGCGGGAAATAGCACTCGTGGAATTTTTGGTGTTGGTACTGATTGCAGTTGCGGAGGGCCCGCTGCTCGCAACAAATATACCTATGCAACCTGCTCCAGCACATCGTGCGGTGTAGGATTTTCAGCATTTTCTTCTAGCAGAGAGTCTGCTGCTGGAAACAGTTCCAATGGAATTTTTGCAGTCGGCAAGGCTTCTTATGTTCCGCAAACAGCACGAGAAAAATATGTGTATTCTTCTTGCACCAATGTAACAGCAGGGGTGGGAGCCGCATCAACGGCATCAATGTACGGTTCCGCAGCCGGCAACAGCACTCGTGGAATTTTTGCTCTTGGAATGAATAACTGCAATGCAGGATTATCTACTCGCAATAAGTACACATATTCAACATGCACAAGTACGGCGACTGGAGTTGGTGCCGCTAGTTCAGCTTCACATTCTGGAGCTGCAGCATCTTGGGCTACTGGCGTTAATGTTTGAATAGGTCATGGGGGATTTATGCACGCCGCTCCGCACAGAAATAACAGCGATTTTCAACTACGCCATTTCATAGCGGGCTCCTGTCACACGGCAGATGGTGCTTGGGCCATTCTGTATAATCAAAAACTCGATATCGAGATTAAATTAGCGACAACGAAAGCTCAAATTTTGCGGCGAGAAGTTCGTCGTGTGGAGTTAAGTAGCCGAGTTTCAAATAATGACCTTGAAACCAAATTGATAGAAGCTGATTGGATTGAGTTCCGGTCAACTGACGGTCTTCTTGAGCTTGCGATAGAGGGTGCTGAGAGGGAATTGGAAACAATCAAATCTCTTATGGACGAATATGCTCCTCACAGGAAGTATGGCCATTTACCTGTTCTTGAAGCAACGGAAGCTGTCCAGAGGGAAGAATGGTTGTTGGAATTTAAAAACAGGGTTGAGAATTATCTTCTCACTCAAGGGACTATTCCGCACGACCAAATAGAAGCAATGCGCCAGCATCCTGACTTTGAGTCTGAGATCATTCCTCATATAAAAACTATGATGATTTCCATCTCTCAAGCCAAATACAGCGTCGAGGCTATCGTTGGGAATGAGAGTCGGGTTCTGCGCTTAAAAGGGGGATAATATGGACGCGGGGGCGATAGAGTCCATACTTGCGTTTCCAACGCATATTTACACTGTCGAGAAGCCTGAGTTTGTCTCTCAAGTTCGTTCCGTAGCTATGGAGGCTATGCCGACAGACGATAAACTTGATGAGATTTATCCCGTGAGGATGTCCTTACCCATACAGGATGACCTACGGCTGCATCCGTTCTCGGAATATGTAGCTGTTACCGCAGGAAATATTCTATCGGATCAGGGTTACTTGACGGATGGTATGGGCGCTGTGTTTGAGTCCATGTGGTGCCAAGAGCATTACAAGCACTCAGGCATGGATCAGCATACGCATCCGGGGACACTGATGGCGGGGTTCTACTTTTTGGATGTCCCGCCAAAAAGTTCTGCCATGACATTTTTTGACCCAAGGTCAGGAAAGGTAGCCTCTGGAACGCAAGAGGCAAATCCGTACGACATAACCTACGCCAGCAACAGCTTTAACATGGCTCCGCGACCGGGTTTGCTGGTTTTTGCTAATTCTTGGCTGCCACATTCTTTCACCCGGCATGCGGATGATTTGCCTTTGAGGTTCGTTCATTTCAACGTCAATTTAGTTAAGCATAAGTTTGAAAATATTGTTGAGGTGATCTGATGCCCCAGTATTGCATCCGTTTTAACAAAACTCGGGGTCAGGCCGGGCGAGGCACGCTAGACCATGTTTGGCGTGTCTTTGAGGGAAATCGGGAGTATATTGTTAAACACGTTCAAATCCTTGTCCCTTCAAGGGGTGAGAAAACAGGAGAAGATTGGTCGATCTGCTGCGAGGGTGAATTGACGCTAGATCGTGACACCTCGACGGCGACCATCAAGGAGACTAGGCCATGACCGTTTATGCCAAGGTAGCTGGCTCTAATCTTGTTCAGTATCCCTATACGCTTGGGGATATGATGGCGGAGAATCCCTATACCAACTTCCCCGCCAATGCCGACTTGGCGGCCATCTTCCCTGTCACCGACATCGCCGTTCAGAATGGGTGGTCGTTGGCCCCTGTGGAATTTTTGTCCCAACCCTCTTTTGACCAAGCCTCTCAGGTTTGCGCGCAAGAGACGGCTCCCACGCTTATCAGTAATGTTTGGACCCTTGGCTGGGTTGTCAGGGCTATGACGGCTCAGGAGCAGGCAGAAGCGACATCTCAAAAGGCTGCATCTGTCCGGTCTGATAGGGATCAGCGTCTGGCAAAGACCGATTGGCGTGTTATAAAAGTTCTTGAAGCGGGTAGCCTGCAAGACTTTGACTGGGCTGCATACCGCCAGATGTTGCGTGATGTACCGAGCCAAGGTGGTTTCCCTTGGAATGTTACTTGGCCGACTGAGCCGGGAGCTTAAACATGACTATCCCCCGCGACCTATCCAATCTTGCTCCGGGCGCTAATACGTCAGGCGTCCTTCAGCCGTCTAAGGGTGGCACGGGGCTGACATCTTCAGGTACGTTAGGAAATGTGCTAGTATCCAATGGCACAATTTGGGTGAGTCAAGCTCCTGCGGCATCTGGCGTGTCTGCTGGCAGGCTTTTCTTCACAGCTAACCTAAAGTGAGGAAATTCAATGGCTTCTGGAGTTCTTGGAACAAGTGACTTGTCAGCGGCGACAAACACTTCTGTTTACACGGTGCCCAGCGCCAAGACCGCATCATTCTCCGTAAACTTTACCAATAGGAACTCTGTTCCTGTTCAGGTTAGGCTTGCGGTTTCATCGTCTGGGACGCCCGCCAACGCGGACTATCTCATGTATGACGTGGCGTTAAATCCTAACGTATCATTGGAACGCACTGGCTTGGTTGCGGAGGCCACTAAGATCGTGGTGGCTTATTCTGACACGGCTAGTGTTTCTGTTCAGGTTTATGGCTACGAGGAGTAAGCAAGATGGGCGTCAATGTTATAAACGACACCTCGTCGCAAGATATTCGTATGCCTGCTGCCGCGGCAATCAGCTCTGGTGATTTGATTATTAATACTGAATCGGGAAAGGCTTCTGTCGCCTCTGCGGGCTTAACTATTTCTCAAAACAACAATACGACAGCGGGCCCCTCAGCTTTGTGGGCGAATAATGCATTAAGTAGTTATACAAGCTCGAGTGGCCAAAATCCGACTTCTCCCAACATTGTTCAACTTTCTACTGGTGGTATTGCTCTTGCGCTTCGGGGAGATCAGTCAAGCAGTTCTAGTTCAACACTAAAAATATTTTTTAGAAATCAGCTTGGTGGGGTTCCTTATTTCAATGTGACGGTTTCTTCAGCTACGATAGATAACCAGATTATCAGGTCTATGGGGTCTGTCGGCTTTGTGGTTGCTTGGGTTGAAAGCAGCACTACTCTCAAGTTTGCAATTTATTCTAATACTGGAACGGCAATCAAAGCCGCTACTACAGTATCAACTGTAGCATCATCTAATTTGCGGTATTTTAACGTCAATGTTTTGACTAATAACTATGTTGTCATTTCTTATAATAGAGGTGGGACATTATATTTTATTATATACGATACCGCCGGGAATGTGTCTGTTGCTGAAACAACTGTTGAGGCATCTTCCGCAACAAATATCAGCGTTCGCCCTTTAAGTTCGGGTGGGTTTGTTATTTATTATTATACTACAGCAGCTAAATTTGGAAGGTACAATAGTTCTGGCGTTCTTCAGGGTTCTCTGACCGCTATAAGTGGTTCTAGTTCTCTGTTTGATTTTGCAGATCAAACGCAAACATGTTTGGAATTAACAAATGGAAATCTTTTATTTTTGTTTTTGGATTCCAGTAATTGGCCTCAATTTGCCATTTATAATTCTTCTGGCTCTTCCGTAAAGACAGCAACAGATGTTCTTGGGTCAACTGTGACAAGGAACACCGGTTATGTTAGTAATTCTCAGTTCCCCGGCGTTTGCGTCACGTCGAGTGGGTTTACAATTTTTACAAAAGGAACCAGTCAATGGTATTACGCATCATTTAATAGTGCCGGAAGCAACCTAATTGGATTTGCTACTGCGGGAGGCGGAATCAGTGAAAGTTCTACCAATACTGCCGTAAACACACTTCAGGCCTTTGACTTGGGCAACGCAGGCTTTGCTGTTTATACAAAAACTTATAATACCACTTGTTGTGGCGTAAATTACAGTAGCTCTCTTTTTTGCTCTTCATTGACCGGCGTGCTAATCGGGAATCGAGTTAATTTCCAAACAGCATCATCAACTGTAATTCAAAATCAATATGGCATTTTAACTTCAGACGGTTCCTTTTTTGGAAATTATTGGCATAGTGGCGGTTCTGGTCAGCTTTACGTGCAAAGTTATGCCGTCCAAAGAAAATCTGTAATTGGTGTTGCACGTAATTCTGTTTCGGCAGGCGGGACGGTTCGCGTTTCAACTGTGGGCACATTTACGCTTAACTCTTCTTACGGAGCTGGTGGTACGTTTGACCAACGGTCGGCAACTGTTCCGGGAACAAAAGGCACCGTTCTTGGAACCTCTGCGGTTCTATTTGGCTTATCTTCTTGACGGGGGTTGTCATGTATCGTTTGGCAGATGGCATACAAACCATTGTTGAAAGCCAGCACAAAATAGAGTTCTCCGAGCAGGAGGTTGCGTGGTTTTGTGTGGAACAGGGATGGTTCTGCGATCCGCATCGGAGATTCTCCGTTGTGGAATTTGAGCCTCCCGTTCCCGCCGCTGATGGTGGTCCTGATGTTGTTGGCTAAACCATTAAGCGGGTTTGGCGACCTCAAGGGCACAATCTACGATTTTGAAAACGTCGGCGACGTTATCTCTAAGCATGTACATGATGAAGAAACGGTACATATAACAATAGTCTGTCGCGGCAGAATTAAAGCATATTCCCATGATTGGGAACGTGAGGCTATCGCTGGGCAAATAATTGACTTCCGTGCTGGCGAGCCACACGAGATTGCCGCTCTTGAGGAAAATACTCGCGTTATAAATATCGTGAAAAAGATGAACGGATATGTAGGTGAAACAGATCTATAGCTGGCATTGGTAGGGGGTCATATGCCATTTAGCTCTCAGGCTGGTAAAAACAGCATCAAACTGACGTACTGTGTGTACGCTATTAGTAAAAATGAGGAACAATTTGTTCGTCGTTTCTGCAAGTCGGCTGAAGATGCTGATCTTATCCTCATTGCTGACACTGGAAGCACTGATGAGACAGTTAGCGTCGCCAGAGAGTGCGGCGCGTCTGTTTATGATATTTGTATTAGTCCATGGCGTTTTGACCATGCTCGCAACGCTGCTCTTGCTCTCGTACCTCGCGATATTGATATTTGCATTTCGTTGGATTTAGACGAAGTTTTAGAGCCCGGCTGGCGAGAAGAAGTAGAACGGCTCTGGGTGCCGGGTAAAACCACGAATATGTGGTACATGTTTGACTGGGGTCACGACGTAAAATTCCCGTCTCGTAAAATTCACGCACGTCATGGATACTCATGGCGACACCCGTGCCACGAAGATTTGCATCTGGACCCACGGCTGGAAGACCAACGCGCTTGGTCGAATAAGTTTCTAATCACACACCATCCCGACCCAACGAAAAGCCGTGGGCAGTATATGCCGCTTCTAGAGTTGGCAGTTAAAGAGGACGACCGCGACCCCCATCACTATTTTTATTACGCGCGGGAATTAACTTTTTACCGGCGTTGGGACGAGGCGAAGGTCGCGCTTCAAAGATACTTAGATATGAATACTACAAGCGCGCAAAACGAACGCTCTTACGCGATGCGGTTACTCGGCAAAGCCTACGCCGAAACTAACGACAATGGTCAGGCTGAGAAGTGGTATTACTTAGCCGCAGCAGAAGCCCCAAACACTCGCGAGCCTTGGTGTGAATTGGCGCTCCTCATGTACAACCAGCGCAGGTGGGAGGAGTGTTTTGCCTCTGCTATGCGTGCGCTGCGTATTAAAGAGCGCTCTATGGTCTACACTTGTGACCCAGCCGTTTGGGGGCACTGGGCGCACGACCTCGCCAGCATCGCGGCGCATAATCTTGGGCTAAAGGATATAGCTCTTGCACAAGCGAAGTTAGCCGTGGACTTAGCGCCGGATGACCTTCGCCTGCGCCGCAACCTGCGGTATCTTACGGACGCTTCAAGAGATTCTGAGGGCGAAGAGTCATGGGCGTCAGAGACGAAGCCGTTAAGCAAATAGCCGATGGCGTCTCAGTCATTACGGTGATTGGTACGCTCGCGGGGATTTTGCCAGCAGTTGCGGCCATCTTCACGATTGTCTGGACGGGTATCCGTATTTACGAGACGGACACCATCCAGAGATGGTTGGGTAAGTGATGGCTCCCCCAACCAAAAAACCAGTAAAACGTACTCCACGTAAAGTGGAAGAAACTCGTACGCGTATCGTAAAGATTAAGGCTGAAATCGACAGCCCAGCTCCGCCCCCAAAACCTCCCGGCGGGCCGCTGGATAAGGTTCTTGACCTCGTCAAATGGGTCGACTCCCCCTTCAAACTTCTAACTATTATAATCCTCGGTGTTCTTGGTTTGATCGGGTACATCATCTATTCGCATCAGGATAAGTTGGTCGCTTCGCTTACGTCCCGAGAGACGATGCCCGAGCTTCTGGCCGATGAGCGGCTGGCGTCTTTGGGGCGCGACCTGATCCGTGATCTGCGTGCCGAGACTGTCATCATCCATCAGGTTGATCTGGCGAAAAACGCTCGCATCACTCGCACCGCCCAGTCTGCCGATGGCAGGTTCTCCCCGCTGGAAGGCAAGAAGGGCGCGTTCTTCTCTGGCTCTCCGGCAAGAAACCGAGCAGCCGTCGCCATGCTGAATGGAGAGGTGCTGTGCGAGAAGTTCGAGGCGTCATCTGACGCGGGTGACTGGCTGATCTCCCGTGGCGTCACCTACGCCTGCCGGGGCTCTGTCCCGCCTGAAGCTGGCCACATGGTCGGATATATATCTGTCGGGTTTAAAACAGAGCCTCGTGATACATCAGCCGTGAAGTCGCGCATCAATCAAACATCGAGCGAGATGGCGAGGTGAGAAATGGACCCCGCAACAATCGCGCTTGTATTTGGGGCCGCTAAGACGGCTTTTTCTGCTATCCAACAAGGGATTAAGTTCGGCAAAGACATTCAGTCTATGACGAGCGACGTTGCGAAACTGTATGGCTCTCTAGCAAAACTAACACAAGCTGCCGCTGAGCCGCCTAAACCCAGTGTGTTTAGCCGTCTAACAGCGGAAGAAATCGCGTTAGACATCGTCCAGAAGCGAAAGCAGGCCGCAGAGTGGGCCGAACAAGTGAAGAACGAGTTCATCGCCGTACACGGCCTCAATGGCTGGGACGAGGTGCAAAGAGAAATCATAAAAGTTAAAAAAGAACAGCGGAGGCTAGAAGAGCAACGGCAGAGGGAATGGGAACAGCTAAAAGAAGACTTGTCGCTTTTAGGCACCGTTATTCTCGCCGCCCTTGTGTCCATAGTAACTTTAGCTGGTATTGCGTTCCTTCTCAGTAGGTGACCCATGAAAACATCTAAAGCTGGTATCGCTCACATTCGCGAGTTCGAAGGGGAGCGTTTGAAAGCCTACCGCTGTTCTGCAAATGTTCTCACGATTGGGGTCGGGCATACCAGCGCCGCTGGCGCTCCCGAAGTCTGCGAAGGCATGACGATCACCGCCGACGAAAGCGCGGCGATCCTTGCTCGTGACCTTGAGAAGTTCGAGCGTGGGGTCGACAAGCTTCTTACCATCGAGGTAACTCAGAACCAGTTCGACGTTCTGGTGAGCTTTGCGTTCAACTGCGGGCTCGGGGCGCTCCAGAAGTCGACCCTCCTCAAGCGGGTCAACGAAGGTAAGTTCGACGCGGTCCCCGCTGAATTGATGAAGTGGACCAAGGCTGGCGGGAAAGAGGTCGCCGGTCTGGTTCGCCGTCGCCGGGCTGAAGCCAAACTTTGGCGGGGCGTGGACACAGAGAAACCTGTGGATATTGAGGAAGCCCGTGCGACCCCCGACCAGCCGAAGGCTTCCAAGTCCATCGCCCAGTCTAAAGAGGCGAGCGCCGCCGTGGCCGCTGGCGGCTTGGGCACGATTGCCGTGGCTCAAGAGGTTATCCCTCTGGTCAAAGAAGGTGGAGACATTCTATCGTCTCTCAGCCCCACGGTCCTGATCCTCGTGGTCATCGTCATCGCTGCGGGCGCTGTATGGTGGTTCCGCAAACAACGGCTGGATGAGGAGGCTGCATGATCGCCTTTCTGTTCACCCCCCTTGGCCGCTACATCATGATCGGTGGCCTGATAATCGTGGCTCTTGGCGGCGTTTATGTTAAGATCAGGGCCGACGCGGTGGCTGAGATCGAAGCCGCTGCGACCGCTGACGCTCTGAAGAGGGTCCAAAATGCGATTACTGCTGGCGATGCCGCTGTTGTTAGTCCTGACCGGCTGCTCGAAAGTGATGGGCACCGCAGAGACTAATCTCTCAGCTTGCTCGGTATGGCGTGACATTTCGTGGTCGTCGAAAGACACGGCGCAGACGATCACTGAAGTGAAAGTTAGCAACGCGCGCCGCGAAGGCTACTGTGGAGGTAAGTGATGGCTAAGAAAGCAATGCCGTTCGGCGGCAAGATGGCGAAGCCCTTCGGTGCCAAGGAGTCCGCCAAGGAAGAAAAGATGGAAAAGAAGATGAGCAAGAAGGCTTATCTTGCTGGCGAAAAGAAAGAGATGAAGGCGGGCGTCAAGAAGATGGGCGCGTACCGTAAAGGCGGGATGGTTAAGGGGAAGTGCTGATGGCTAAGAACTGGATCGCTGGAGCGATCAAGAAGCCCGGCCAACTTCACAAAGACCTCGGGGTGCCGCAGGGGGAGAAAATCCCTGCGGCTAAACTCGAAGCCGCTGCGAAGCAGAAGGGCAAGGTTGGGCAGCGCGCCCGCCTTGCCATGACGCTCAAGAAAATGAACCGGGGCAAAGGATTCTGATATGCCCAAGACCCCTGCATGGCAGCGCGCGGAAGGCAAGAACCCCAAGGGTGGGTTGAACGCCAAGGGGCGCGCTTCTTATAACAAAGCCAATCCCGGCAAGCCGGGCCTCAAGGCCCCGCAGCCGGAAGGCGGTCCGCGCCGCGATAGCTTCTGCGCGCGGATGAAAGGTATGAAGAAGAAACTTACCAGCGCCAAAACGGCTAACGATCCGAACTCGCGGATCAACAAGTCTCTGCGCGCTTGGAACTGCTGAGGTAGACGATGGCTGCTGTAAAGCTCAATGTCTTTGGTGGCATGATCCCGGCGATAGACACGCGTCTGCTGCCGGACCCTAACGCGACGACTTCTCGCGACACATGGCTTTACAACGGCTTTTTGTCTGGCTTCAAACAGCCAGTTTATATTCGTGATCTTGTGAACCCGGCGGCGGAACGAGTGTATCGTATTCCGCTTGATCCGTACGAGAAGACGAACTTTAACAACTCTACGTGGATGGAGTTTGAAGACCCGACTGTTGATGTAGTGCGCGGGCCGATCAACGACGACGCGTACTCTCGGTATTATTGGACCGGAGAGTCCACGGACTCACTTTATAACTCTCTTGCGCGTATTCAGGCAGGCGACCCCCCGCTGAAACTTGGCGTCCCAGTCCCAACGGTTGCGCCTAGCATCTCTGCTCCTGAGACACCGCCTGACACAACGCCGCCCGTTGCCGCTTCAGCGACGGCTAACGCTAGTCAGATTGTCATTACGTTTACCGAAGAGCGGTTACTTAAAGCAACAGCTATCCCTCCGGGTTCAGCGTTTACTGTCGCCGCTACTGGCGTTACCTACCAAGTATCTACTTGCTTCGTCAGCGCGTACGGTCTCACCGTAACGCTTCAATTAGTAAACGCGCTGCCAGCAAACGTGGATGTAACGGTATCGTATTCCCCTCCGTCTAGTGACGTGGCGATCCAAGATAACTCTGGCAATCTTTGCGCGGCGTTTTCGCTTACGATTACTGGTTTGTCTAATGAGACGACAGACCAGACTGGACCGGTTTTTGGGTGGGCGGACGCTGTTGCCAGTTACGTGTGGGTGTCGTTTGTCGACGAGAGCGATCTCGACGAGACGCAGATACCTTCACCGTCTGCGTGGACTGTGGTCGTCAACGGCACAGTGCGTACTGTTAGCACGGTTACCGTGATGACAGGTAAGAAGGCGTATGCGCTTCTTCTTGCATCGTCGCTTAATCCCAGCGAATCTGTACGAGTAAGCTACGTTAAACCGTCTGTTAACTATGTACGCGACGAATATGGCAACGCCGCACCGAGCTTCTCTGGACAAGTCGTTAATAACCGCACAACCGCTGCCGATGTACCGAACGGCCCTGTTCCGACCTCTGCGGCAACGGTAAACACCAACGCTATACAAGTTGTCTTCGATAAGGCCATTGCGTCTGTCAGTTCGTGGTCGCCTGCTAATGCAAATACGCGGTTCTCGATTTCTATTAACGGCGTGACATTGTCGAGCCCAATCACCAATGGGAGCCCGACGGCGAACTCGGTTACCTTCCAGATCAGTACGTCGGTTGTCTACGGAGACGTTATATCGCTTACCTATAACGCACCGGGGACAGGCATCACACCGTACCTACAAGATACCGAAGGCCACGCGGCTTTGAGTTTTACAATTAAAGTCGTCAACAACGTCGTTGATGTTGTCTAGTCCTGATAGCGAGATAGGCGATGCCGTCCACATGGGTCGAACCAATCGTAGTTTCTCGGGCGTACGTCTATACGTACGTGACAGAGTTTGGTGAAGAAGGCGCACCAAGTGAACCGGCGGTTGCCGAAGGCAACGTCGGCGAAACGTGGACGATTACTGTGACGCCTCCTACAGCGGGTATGAAGGCAGATCGCCTTCTTGATAAAACACGTATCTATCGAACCATCACAGGCGTTACGGGTCTGGCGACTTATTTTTTCGTCGCTGAAATTGACATAGATGACACGTCGTACGCTGATAATTACGACGACGAAGAGATCGCTACGAACAACCAGCTTAAATCTACGGGTTGGACACCGCCGCTCGACTCCTTTGACGGGTTCGTCGCTATGCCGAACGGTATGATGGCGACGTGGAAGGATAACGAAGTTTGGTTTTCTGAACCTTATCGCCCTCATGCGTGGCCCGCCGCATATCAGGTTTCGGTCGACCATCCCATCGTTGGGCTGGGCGTGATCGGCCAGACGCTTGTCATCTGCACCACTGGCCATCCATGGACGGCAACGGGCGTGCGGCCCGACATCATGTCGCTCGCCAAGATCAACGCCTACGAGCCATGCGTCTCGCGCCGCTCGATTATGTCGATGCCGGAGGGCGTCTACTACGCTTCGCCGAACGGGCTCGTCGCTGTTGTGCCCGGCGCGGTTAAAAATATGACGGCGGAGCTTATCACTCCGGCGCAGTGGAACGAATATGTCGACACCTCAACAATATACGCTGCCCGTTTCAACACGGCGTATATCGCCTATGAGTGCCCAACGGTTACGGCGGCTGGCGGCTTTCTGCTGGATATGGCGCAGCCTCGTATCTCGTACAACCTTCTAAGCGCTGAAGACGGAACGGTCGCTTTCGCTACGGATACGTGGTCGTCCACACCTCTACTCGTTAGAGACGGAGCGATCTACTACATCGCCAATCAGGACAATGAGAACATTCTTCCGTTCTTGTGGAAGTCTAAGACCTTACAGACCGCGAAGGTTGATAGCTTCCAAGCTATGAAGATTTTCTTCACCGTCACGACCGGAGCCCCGACGCTCAACCCGGTTCGCTATACGAACCTCAACATGACGCTCCAGCCTGACATGTATGGTCTCGTGCGGCTTTATGCCGACGGGGTTCTGGTGTTTGCTCGTGAGCTGCGGACTTCGGGCGAAATTTGGAAGTTACCTTCGGGGTATAAAGCCGAACTTTGGCAAGTCGAGGTTGAAGCGCGCATCATAATCAATGAAATCCAGATGGCGACTAGCACGAAGGAGCTTGCTGGTGTCTAGCCTATATACCGCTACTCCAGAACCGGCGGCAGACGGCTCTAATCAAACCGATGTTGCCCGCGCGCTCAAACAAACGTCTGAAGCCCTCATTCGCAAAAGTGAGGAACTTGAAGCCGCGATCAAAGAACTGCAAGCTGCGGTCAACACTGCGCCTCCTGAAGACCCGGCGTCTATTATCACTGGGTCTACGTCGTCTGCCGGTGGGGGAAATCTAACCCCCGCAAACGATATTGTGGACCCTATCCTCGACCGCGCTATAGAACTGATGAACGCCGCAGTGCGGCAGGCGCAAGCGGAAACTAGGACCGTTATATCTGCCCTTCGGACTGCTCTCGATAACTTTAAAGCTGGTTATGACGATACCAACGCGGTTGTGAACGCTACGATCTATGAACTGACCGCACAGGTCGGGCAGAACACGGCTTCAATTACCGAGGAAGAACTTGTTCGCGCTACCACAACGCAGGCACTTGCCGGTCGTGTTGGTAAAATAACCTCTGTAGTAAACGGCAACAGTGCTGCGATTACGACCGAAGCTGTTACACGCGCGAACGCTGATAGCGCGCTTTCCGCGCTGATAACTACTGTCGAGGCAAACACCAACAACAACACCGCTGCGATCACCGCTGAGACTATTGCGCGTACTAACGCCGACAGCGCGCTTGGCGCTCAGATCACTACTGTAGAAGCTAAAGCTGACAATGCTACGGCTGGTGGGTTTTATCGCCTAACCGCTGTTGCGTCACCTACTAATGGTGCTACTGCTGAATTTGCTATCGAGGTACGGGCTACGGCTGGTGGGCCGTTTGTCGCGGCTGGTATGAACATTCAAGCGTTCTCCGCCGGTAACCGTCGTATTAAATTCTACACAGACCAGTTTATCGTAACGACTGGGACAGGCGCAGACGCACTGCAACCATTCGCCATAAGTGGCGGCGTGGTATACGCAAACAACCTGATGGTTGGTAACGCCAATATTGTTAATGGTGCGATCACCACAGCTAAAATTGATACGGCGGCGATTACATCAGCAAAGATTGGCACCGCTGAAGTCGGAACGCTAAAAATTGCTGGTAACGCCGTAACGATCCCTACTGGATACTATAATGCGGCGATTGTTGCTGGGGCTGGTATGGGCACCCCAATCATCGTCGCTGATTTGTATTTAACGCTTACCCAAGCAGGAAAAATCTTAATTAACTTTACAGCGTCTCAAGGTTATGGCGCAGGTTTAAAAGCTAGTGACGCGTTTATGTACGTAGATGGCGTCGTCGTTAATCAGGTTCCATCTGGTGTGGCGTTTACTACGAACATGTCGATGTCTTATCAAGCTACACTTTCCGCCGGTACCTATCATATTGAAGTTGAATGGCAGGGCGAAGACAATACTATGGGCATTTATTATCGCAGTTTGGCAGCTACAGGCATGATGCGATGAACGACAATATCGTCTTTACGCTGTATAAATTTGCTACTGGTGAGATGGACGCGATCATCACCTGTCAGCAAGAAACCATCGAACTAAATACTCCTGCGGGATTTGGCCGTATTGATGGCGCGTGGGATAATGATCTTTACTATGTGCTCAATGGCGCTGCGACTGCAAAGACGCCAATGAACCCCGTCGTCACCGGCTCGATAATCTCGAACCTTCCGATCCCCTGCACGGTTCTCGTCGACTTCGTTACCTACCAAGTGGATGACGGCGTGTTCGAGTTTAGCTCGCCGTTGCCCGGCCCGTATAAATGTATAATCTCGGCAGTGCCGTACCTTACCACGGAGGTAACGCTGCCATGAAAGTAGTTCACATTGGCGACTATAAGCGGCGGCGCAAAGACGAGTATCCACCCATCGAAGACCTTGCCGACGCACTCTATTGGGCGGACAATGGCGACCGTAGTAAGCTCGAAGCGTACCTCGCCAAAGTTTCTGCGGTTAAAGCGAAGTACCCGAAGGTAGCGCCCAATGATCCAAATGAACAATGAGGTGCACGGTCACGCTATAGCTGAATCCGCTGGGGTAATCTTCAACCCCGTCGCCGATATTGTGATCTCTCATTTGGACAAGAACGGCGAACTGACGGGCGGAGTTATCTACAACGGGTACACCCGCGCTTCTATCAACATGCACGTTGCCGCTTTCAGCCCCAGATGGGGGTCTCGTGACATGTTATGGGTCTGCTTCGACTATCCTTTCAACCAACTTGGGTGTAGAAAAGTATTCGGGCAGGTGCCGTCTAAGAACGACCATGCCCTTGAGTTCAACCTGAAGCTGGGGTTTAAGATCGAGACTCTCATTCCTGATGTCTTCCCAGAAGACGATCTGATTGTTGTTTCGATGTCACGAGAAGATTGCCGCTGGCTCAACATTAAGCCGCGCACTCTGTTCCCCAAGGAGGCCGTGTAATGGGTGGTAAATCTAGTCCTCCCCCTCCCCCGGATTACAGCGCCGTAGCCGCTGCGTCCGAGAAAGCGGCTGAGTATTCCTTCAGGCTCGGCCAAGAGCAGTTAGCTTGGGCTAGAGAGCAATACGCGGCTGACCGCTCGATCACTGACCAGATCGTCGGTAACGCCATGTCGGCGATGAACGCGAACCAAGCGGCGGCGGCTGCGGATCGCGCTCGCTACCAACAGACGTTCCAGCCGCTCGAAGACCAGCTTATCCGTGACGTTGAGCGTTATGGTAGCGCTGAACAGCGCGCTCTGGACGTGGGCCGCGCGCAAGCTGCGGTCGCTCAGCAGTTCGACCAAGCCCGTGCAGCGGCGATGCAGAACCTGCAAGACTATGGCGTGGACCCCACGTCTGGCCGCGCGCAGGCGCTCGACATTGGGATGCGCACCAATCAAGCTGCGGCGCAAGCTGCGGCTGGCAACCAAGCCATCGCGCAGAACGAAGCCATCACCCGCGCCATGCGGTCAGAGGCCATCAACATTGGCCGTGGGTACCCCGGCCAGATCGCTGGCACTTACGGCACCGCCCTTCAGGGCGGGCAGTTGGCGGGCAGCACCCAGCTTGGTACGACCGCTACCGGCGCGAACATTATGGGTACTCCGGCCCAGTGGCAGCAGATGGGCAACCAGTCGCTCGGCACTTGGGGCGGCATCCTGAACCAGTCCTATCAAAACCAGCTTGGAGCCTATCAAGCTGCGAACGCTGGCGGCGGCGGTTGGGGCAGTGCACTTGGCTCCATCGGCGCTGCGCTCATCACCAAAATTGAGAGCGGCGGTCCGGTTAACTCTACGGACGGTGGGCGCGTTCCTCCGCAGTCGTCGCCCACGCGCGGCGGCGCTATCGACGATGTGCCAGCCAAACTTACGGTTGGCGAGTTCGTCGTCCCCAAAGATGTGGCGGCTTGGAAGGGCGAAGAGTACTTCCAGAAGCTCATCGACAACTCTCGTAAGGCGAAAGACGAAGCAACGGCGAAACCTACCGTTGCTCTTGAAATGCCTGAAGAGCCGACGTTCGTTTCGCGTCCTCGTGGCGGCGCATTACCTCTGGGGTAAGACATGGCTATTCCCACCCTTCCCGGTTTTAAGCGTCGTCGCCGTGGCGCGGGCCAAGAGGTCAACGACTTCGTCAAGGCGTTCCTTGCGACGAGAAAGTCGTTCGCGGACAGCGCTCTCGCTGAGAAGCGCGGCAAGCTCTACGACGCCCAGATTGCGCGCTACGAAGAGATGAACGCCGCGTCGAAGGAGCGCCGGGAACGTGTTGGTAAAGGCGGCTCTGGGGGTATAACCCAAGAGCAGATGGACCAGCACATTAAAAACTCTCTGGCTCCAAAAGCTCCTAGTGGTGACGGCGCTCGTGCACCGGAAGGGCGCACAGCGGTTAACGAAGATGGCGGATACTCTCCGCCGCTTGACCCGGCGGCGGCGTCGCGCGCCCGTGGAATTGAGGCCATCCCGCAGCAGCAGCAGGCTCCCGCGCAGCAGCCTCCTGTTGTTGAACCCCCGTCTGTGCCTAGAGAGATTAACCCCACGCTGGGCGAACCTGAACCAAGAAGGAGAGCGGGGCTTCTCATAGAAGACGAACAGAACAATCGTCCTACAGAACTCGCCAGCTACGACAATGCTCCTCAACAGGACACCTTTAATAATTTTGAACCGGCGTATTACGACGCCGTACAGTATTCCGCCGAAGGCGGAATGATCCAAGACAACGGTCAGATGGCTCCTCTTGGCGAAGCGTTGGACGCAGCGCTGAAGAGCGTGCAGTCATCTTACGGTCTCGATCAGCGTGGCACCGCCGTGGACGATGGGTCTAACGCTTCAAACCTCGAAGCATTTGCCCGTAACGAAGGCGCAATGCCCGAAGAGACGATGACGGACCTTTTGATGACCGTCGATCCGAACTCTAAGGATAAGATCGCCGCCGTCTTGCAAAAGGTGTACGGCTTTCATACGGGCAATGGCGACCGCGCCGCTGCCGCAGAAGCTGTAGGCAGTATCCTTCAGGCTGCGCGCCAAGAGTCCATGGACCTTGGGGCGATTGCTATGGCGGCTATTGAACAGCGTGACTTCATGGCCGCTGGCGAAGCCCTTATTGACGCCTATAACAAAGTTCCTGATGGGCGTTACGTTGAAGGTAACGTCGACGAGCGTGGTGTTGGCGAAGCGCTTATTCGTGACGCGCAGACTGACAAGGTTGTTCAGCGGATGCCGTTGAACCCTCAGACGCTTCAGATGGCGGCGAAGCGCTTCCAATCCGGTGCGGACTACTACAACCATCTTGCTCAGTTCGCCCGTCCTGTGCAGGCCCCGCGCCAGCGGGTCGCGCTTGCGTACGAAGGTGGTCCCATCGAAGACGAGCCTGACACGATGTCTGCAATAGATGAAGCGGACAGAGAAGACGAACGTCTTGTTGAAGACCTTTCGCTAAACGAAGATGAGGCGCAGGCGGCTCCAGTAGCCCCGCAGCAGGAAGCTCCCGAAGCTGGCGAAGCCGATCTCCCGTATAGCGGGAATGGGCAATTTGTTGAGGGGCGGCTTCCTGAACAGCCGATCCCTGAGCGGAACTACGTGCCTTACCTTCCCGGCATGAACGCTACGCAACGTCGGCAGATTGATCTTGCTAACGGTCGACTCAAAGAACGCTACAACCAACGAGATGCGCTTGCCAAAGAGCAGCGCGCTAGGCAAGAAGCTCGCGACAGGGAAGAGCGTGGCAGGCGAGATGCCGACCTAAGAACAGTTTACACTCAAAATAGGGCTGACCAGCGTTCCGCCGCCTCTGCCGCGCAGGCTAGAGACCTTGATAAAATACGCGCAGAAAGAGCCGCCGCCATTGCGGAAGAAAATCTTAGGCAGAGAGACTCCGCCTACGTTCTTCGGCGTAATCTCGAACCGCTTGACGAGCAAGAGCGTGTACAGCGCGAACGTGAAGGTACGCTCGAACGTGAAGCCTCTCGTATGAGTCTCTCAGGCGAAGACTATCAGGCGTCGCCTATCGCCGCGCGTACTGGCATGAGGCGCGAGAAAGATGTGGAGATGCCTGCGCGTAGCCAAGCGCGCGACTACGAGCGCCTCAATATGACGACGCGCGCCATGCCTAAGTATGAAGGTGGCGACAGGGATGTAATTAAGACCGAACTGGAGAGCTACGCGCGGACAGTTGAACCAGATAAGTACGGTTATGTTGACCCCAAAAAAGCAATCGACTTAAAAGTACTTGATGCTCAACTTGGGTCGCGATTTGTTTCGCGTATGCAGGACGTAGCCTACAAGATCACAGAGGGCAATAGACTGTCAGAGGGCCGCGCTGCTGAGACAGCGTTCGACGCAATCATGAAGCAGGACGTAGCTCCGAGAGCTACGAGAAGCGATCAAGGTTGGCGCGTGACGGTTGGCAATAGAACTGTCTTCATGGATGGCGATACGTTCCACGAGCTTGGCCTTCTTCGTCTGCAACGAAGAGGGCAACTAGACAAAGTTACCAAAGAAAAAGTAGCTAAAGACACCGCGGAAAGAGAAGACGAAGGGGCCACACTTGCCCGTCGTCGGCAAGAGATTGACGATACGCGGGCGTACGTCGACGCTTTTGGCCGTCAGACGACGGGGTTTCGTCGTCGGCAAGAAATCGAAGACGAACGTGCGCGGCGCGAAGCAGAAGCTTTATCACGAGCGCCTGCGCCTAGCCAGTTCCAGCCATATCGTTCTCGCCTGCGGTCGCGGCTTGCTATACCGGAGTGATAAAAACAATGGCCGACCAATTCGAGTTCGACATGGAACGCCGCGACCCAACGCTTAGGCCGACGGCTGACAGAGAACTGTTAGATGTCGCAAGAGCTGCTGGTATAGACGTTTCTCAATACGCCCCGCCTAGTGTAGACGAACGTGTTGGGTTTCGCGAAGTTACAGAGAAAGATAGAGAAGCGACGTGGGGCGATTATGGACGTGCTCTTGGCGCTGCCGGATTAGACGTTGTTGGGGGTATAGGCGCGGCGACGGAGTACGCAACAAGAGGCGCTATTGGTGGCGACACGCGGCGCTTCTTTAGTGAAAGCGCAGAAGGAGTCCGCAGCCGGATGTCTCCAGCGGGGCGGCAGGCGCTTTCCGCTGAGTTTCTTCCAGAAGAAGGCGGCGTTAGCGTCCTCGACAACTTTACCAGCTCCATGGGGCTGAAGTCCGTTAGTATGATCCCGGCGTTCGTGACCGCTGTAATTCCCGGCGGGATTGTCGGTTCTGTACTTCGTTCAGCCGGTGCGTCTACTGCTAGAAGCGCCGCCGCCGCTGCTGTTACCGCGAAGGGAACGTCTGGCGTTATGAACGCGGGCGAGGTCGCCAGCCAAATCTATAGCCGCGTTGAAAAACTTCCCGACGAAGAGCTGCGCCGCCTTTCTCCTGCGTACGACAACTATCGGTTCATGATGTCGGAGAAGGACGCACGCCAAGAATACATGAGAGACGTTGCTGGCGCTGCTCCGGCAGCGGCGTTCTTGCTTTCTTACACGCTTGGTGGGCTTGAAGGTCAGGTCGCAGGGCGAATTGCAGGTGCCGGTCCAATCGGGTTTGGCCGTGGCGCGCTTAAAGGTGGTTTAGCCGAAGGCAGACAAGAGTTTGGCGAGAGCGCAGGCGGAGAGTATCTGTCTCAAAGCCAACTGTTCTCCCAGATTGCCGACCCTATGAACTGGCAGAAAATACTGTCACAGGGTTTGGAAGGCTTAACGCTTGGAACTTTTACTGGTGCCACTATCGGCGGCGTCACCAACATCGGTGGAGGCGCGCGCCCAGAAGCACCGCCGCCCGGTGGTATAAACCAAACATCGGACCTTGGACCCGACGCTGCACAGCAGGCAGCGCTCGCTGCTGGCGCTACCCCGCCGCCGCCCGGCGCTGGAGCAGTTACCACTGAGGTAACCACTCCCGAAGCTGCCGACACGATCCAAGCCCAGCAAGAGAAGCTGGTTAATGGCGAAGTGCCTGCGATGCTCTTCCCGGTCGGCACGCAGGAACTTGCGGTGCCGGAAGGGCTTGCGCGCGTTGAGCGTCCAGAAGGCGTCGTTCATTACGACCCAATGTCGATTAACGCACAGCAGGCGGAGCGCCTGCCTGTTAACGAAATACTTGGCTACGTGCAGCCGAAAGAGGAAGTGCTTCAGCGCGCCGCTCGTGGCGAACCCGCCACCGTTGTCGCCGAGACAACGCCAGCAGGACGCGAAGTTCGTGCAGCGGCGGTTAGCGCCACACAGGCTCCGGCGCAGGCGCAGGTGTTTGAGCAGACCGCGACGCCGGGCAACCGCGTTGTGGAAACGACGCCGGAAGCTATTCAGCGGAACCGTGGGCTCGACATTCTCAGCCAGCGAGACGAAGAGACGCTGCAAGGCTACCGTGATCTGCGTGACAGCACGCCTGTTTATCCGGCGGTAACGCCGGGCGAAGCGCGTAGTGTACGTGGCGACCGCCCCGTGCGGATGACGCGCGAGCCGCCAAGGCAAGAACGTATCGCCGCTGAAGAAGAGTACGATCAATACCTCGCTGAGCAGCGCCTTGCCCGACAAGCAGAGCAGGAAGCTAGGCGGGCTGAAGAAGACATGGCTCGCCGTGCCCGTATGCAAGAGGGCATGACCAAGGCGGAGCGTGCGATTGCCGTAGCGAAAGCGCGTGCAGAGGCTGCTCGTCCTCGGTACCCAGAGGTAAAGCAGACAGGCGTACGTACGGAACTTCCGCGTACAAGTACGCCCCTTTATCCTGCTGGGCGGTTTGCCAATTTCACAACGGAGCCGACGGCGAAGCAGAAAGCTTTGGCCGCAGCGCGTGCTCGCGAAGAAGCTGCTCGCGAAGAAGCTGCTCGTAAAGAAAAAGCGAAGAAGCCTAAGAAGCCCAGACAACCGAAGAAGCCGCAGCCACCGAAAGACGAAGCGCCGTCACAGCCGCCAGCTCCTACGGCCAAACCTCCGTTGGAAAAGATCAGCGGGTTCTGGGTTTCTCAGGCAGAGAAGCGCGCCGAAGAAGGGGCTGCGCGTGCGGGTAAGCAGCGCGGCGTCGGCACGGGCAAGCGTGGCCCCGAAGAAAAGGCTCGTACCGCGCAGATGCGCGCGGACGCCCGCAAAGCGTTTGAAGAGAACGCGCCGGGCGAAGACGAACTTTATGGTGGGAAAGCGCAGACCGATCTGTTCAGGCGTACGAAGCAAGAGCCGTCGCGATTTGTTCAGACCAAAGAGCAAGCTGCGGCCCTCAAGAAACGACTTGAGCGTGTTGTCGCGCAGGCTGAAAAAGCCCGCGAGCTACCGCAATCCATCCGCGAAGGACAAACCGATTTCGTTCTCTTCGCTCGTATGGCGAAGGACGCGCTCACTTACTACGTTGGTAAAACGGACGCGGCGTCGCTTGAGAAGACGAACGCATGGGTTGCCGATGAACTAGCGGCACGGGCTGGTGACTTTGAGCCGATGCGCAAACGTCGTCTCGAAGAAGGTTATGCCGCAAAGCAGCGTCAGGCGTCCGCCGATGAGATGATTGAGACTGCGGGTACGGGCGACACTGGTCGCAGGATCGTAGCCGCTACGACTACCGCAGACATTCAAGAGCAACTCGATCAGGCCGACGAAGCGGCACGTTTCGAGGCGGCGCTTGAGCGGCTTCAGGAGATGCTCAGCGTTAGCCGCGAGCTGACACGCGAGCAAATCCAAGAGCTTGCCGATATTGCTGGACGCGAAGTCGCCGACTTCGAAACCTTCCAGCGCGCGCTGTCGTCTGGTGACAAGCTGTCGTCCCCGCGAAACGGCAATGTGAACGCGGCTCCGCGCGCGCAAAACGAACAGAACTTGCGTGAAGCTTTAGCTCGTTTGTTTAGGGTGATGGCGCAGCCGAGCAAGCAAGCCGCGCTGGATGCGGCCTATGAGCGTCGCGCCGCAGGGCTAGAGAAGGCTAGAGAGGAAGCAGGGCGTCCGTATAAGCAGATTATCGAACTGCCCAACGGTCCTACGTTCGTCTCTGGGTCTGCCAGCGTCGGTAATTCGCCGGTCTACGTCGAGCCCGAAGCCACGCTCACTGTGCGAGACGCTCTGAACAGCCTAATGGATTACAAATTAGGCCGCTTGTCGCCGGTCTATAAATACATCGCACGGCTCGTCATCCGCCTTGCTGGCGACGTTAAAATCTACGTCATCAGCGACGCCAATATGGATAAGATTGGCTATGCGAATGATGATGGCTCCTATTTTAGAACCGCCGACGCTATCTATGTCCGTCAATCCATCAATGAAGATTTCCAAAGACAAGCTGCGGTGGTGCTTCACGAGGCGGCGCATGCCGCGCTCGTTAACCGCGTTGTGTCGGACCCGCTGGCGATAGGTCAGCTTGAAGCAATTGCGCGTCATGTCCTAAAGCATTTCAACGGTTCGCTCGACGGCGCGTATGGCTTCTACAATGCGCAGGAGTTCTTAGCCGAAGCACTGTCGAACACGAACTTCCAGAAGTGGCTGATGAACGCGCCGCTGACCCCCGAACTTGCAAGGCTCTTGGACCTCAAGGCATGGCGCGGGCGCTCGCTGTGGTGGGGTTTGCTTAACCGCTTCGCGCGTTGGTTCGGCATGGGGCGTTTCGGTGAAAACGAATACACCGCTATGCACGCCGTCATGTCTGTCACAGAGCGTCTGGCGGACAACCGCCCGCCGCGTTTTGTGAAAGGATGGGAGCAGGAGTTTTCGATTAACTTTGACCCAAAGGCCGACTGGTACGCCCTGTCGCCTTTCTGGGAAAAGTACATCGCCGATGAGCAAAAACAGTCAAACGCGCCCGACAGCCTTGCGTCTCGCAAGCAAGAGTTACTAAGCGGGGTAAGCGACCGGGCTGCGGTCACGAGTAGCTGGCTTAGCCGTGTTGCTATTGTTGGCAGCACGCTCGATCAGCTTCGCCAGCAGTACGCCGGGCTCTTCACTAACAAAGACGGCACGGACCTGCTTGCAAAGCTTGTGCAGGCGATGCAGGAACAGGCACCCTATGCCCGTGTGAAGAAGCAGGAAGCTGACCTTCTCGCGCAAGACTTCATTCGCTTCACAAAGAATAACGCTACCGAAGCGGCGGAACTTGTCGACATTATGATCGACGCCACCATGTCCAACGTGCGGCTCGGTACGGGGGCGAGCAATACGCATCTCGACAAGGGCTGGCGTGGTATTCAGGGCAAGACAAATCTTTCTAGGCTTCAGAAAGAATACGCGGCGCTTAGTCCCGAAGCGCAAGCGCTCTATCAGAAGATGGCTAAGTTCTACCGCGACACTCAGAACGAAATGACGCGCGGCACCATCGGCAATGTGCTGGATGAGCTGGGCCTTAAACCCAAAAACCGTGAAGACTTCATCACTCGCGTCATGACAGGCACGATGACGCCTGCGGATGAGACGCTCCTCAAGGATAAACCTACCGCGCTCAAAGCGTTCAAGGACGCCAACGAGATGCGGGTTATTCAGGGCGACTACTTCCCGCTTATGCGTCAGGGCGATTACGTCGTAGTCACCACGGACAACATCAAAGACCTTATGGGCGGTAAAGAAATCTCGCCCGGTAAGGTTGAGTTCCGCGCGCGCACCCGCGCCGAAGCGATGAAGCAGGCTAATGCCTTCATCGCGAATACGGACCTGCGCGTGCTTAGTCGTCGGGTAGTAACTGACGACGCTGCAACCACTAATGATTTTGGCGTCATCGTATCTGTCCAGCGCAACGGCGTGTTCTTCTTCGAGCGTGAGAGCGATGCCCGCAAGTGGGCTCGTGAAAATGCCGGAGACTACGACCAAGTGTCCGATGTCATGCCGCGCCGTGAGACCGGAGCGGAGTCCCGAGACCTAACGGTTGCGCAGTTCAATGCTTTGATGGGGGCGATCAACAGGCAGGAAGACGCGCCTGAAGCCACCAAAGACACGATGCGGGGTATCATCGAGCAGGCTGCGGCCCGCATGATGTCCGGCAATCGCGTGCAGAAACAGCGTATCGCTCGCCGTAACGTCGAAGGCGCGTCTAAGGACTTCGCCCGCAACCTTCTGCTCTATGGGCAGTCGACGAGCGGTTACCTCGCGAAGTTACGCTACGCTCCGCAGGTCCGCGCGGCTCTGAAGGAGATGACTGAAGTCTCCAAGGACTACATGGACAAGCACGCAGCTACTCGCGTTCGCTTGCTCAACGAACTTAATAAGCGCGTCAACGACGGCGACACCGGGGCCAATGAGCCGCCGCGCTGGATGCGCGACCTCATGACGGTTACCTACCTGTCCAAACTGTTCTCGCCGATGTACTCGGTCGTGAACGGTATGCAACCATGGATGGTAACTTACCCCGTGCTTGCTGGCCGGTATGGCAACATCGCAAGCTGGCGGGCGCTTCAGGACTCGTACAAAGCGATTGGTTTCTTTGGTCGCGCTTGGGACGGGCTGGTTAACACTGGCCGTTCGGTGAAAGACTTTAACGACGTTGCGTTTGATACGCGCGACGTTGTGGGCAGCATCAAGAAGAACCTTGCCAAAGAGAAGGACGGCGCGGAACTTGTTCAGCTCATCGACATGCTCTTGGAGCGTGGCGCTATGAGCGATGCTGGGTTTGAGCTTAGCCAGTCTATCGCAGAAGGTCGCGGCAAAGTTGGTACGGCTTTCTCGCACGTTGACCGCGTCGCGCGGCAGATGCCGCAGACGGTGGAAGAGATTAACCGTGCAGTTGCGGCAATCGCGGCGTACCGCTTGGCTAAGTCGCGGCCCAACGTCAGTGCGGAGAAAGCGCGCGCTGCGGCGTTTGACACCGTGATGAACACGCAGGGCGATTACTCTGGTGGTAACGCTCCGCGCTTCTTCAACAATCCGATCCTGCGCCCGGCGTTGCAGTTCAAGAAGTACGCTCAGATGATGACGTATCTTCTGGTCGACGCAACGTATCGCAGCTTTGATGGCAAGATCAGCTCGGAAGAGCGCGCTATTGCCCGCAAGCAACTTCTGAATGTCTTTGCTGTTCAGATCATGATGGCGGGTATGCTCTCACTGCCGGGCATCGAAATCGCCAAGATGGCGTTCATGATCGCAGCGGCGTTTGGCTTCGGCGAAGGCTGGGACGATCAGGAAGAAAAGCTGCGGAAACTCGCCGACGAGACGTTTGGCAAGACGTGGGGCGAGCTTGTCTCGCGCGGCGTCGTCTCTCGTGCCCTCAACATCGACCTATCCAAGCGCCTGTCGCTCGCAGATATGTGGACGTTTGGCGAGCCGAAGAAATACGACAAGGAGAACCTTGGCGCTTACGCCTTTAACCTCACGTTTGGTGCGCCCGGCGGTACGGTCATGGACATCGTTGACGGCTTCCGTAAAGTCGGTGACGGCGAATGGAAGACCGGCCTAGCCCAGATGCTTCCGATTAAAGTCGTCGCCGATGGGCTACGCGCCGCCAACGGTTACTCCGAAGGTAAGGTGACCAACGTCGAACTGGCAATGAACGTCTTTGGTGTTCGTTCCGGTCGACAAGCTGAGAAGTCGGAAGAGATTGGTTCCAACATCCGCAAAATGCAGGACATGGAGACCGCGTATAAAACGCTGTCTCGTCAGTACATGCGGGCGCAGACTGCGGGCGAACGGACGCTCTTACGGGCGCGGATTGCTGAACACAACAAGGCCGCGCCGCTGCGATACAAAGTCTTCCCCAACGCGCTTGACCGGCGTCGGGTGCAGAACGAAAAAGAACGGGTGAACTAATGGTTGGTAAGCGCGACCCCAGCTCGCATCGCACTCCCGAGCAAATCCGCAAGATGAACCGGGAGTACGACTCCAAGCCCCACAAGATCAAGCAGCGCGTGATGAACAAACAGGCGCGGCGGATGTTGGAGAAAGAGGGGCTGGTCCGTAAAGGTGACGGGAAGGATGTTGACCACATTCGTCCCGTGCGCAACGGCGGGTCTAACTCTCGGAAGAACCTTCGTGCACTTCCTGCGTCGAAGAACCGGGGATGGCGAGATGGTGTTTAGCCGCGTAACGCTGAACACCGTGTAATATTGTGGTGTGGTGCTTACCGCCGCTACGCATACCGATCAGGGTGTAGCTCAGGTCGGTCTCTTGTTTAGCCCGCCACCATGCTTCCTGCCGTGCGTTCACAAACTTATCGTGGCGGTCGTGGCCGTCGAATTGTTCTTTCGTAACGCCGTGCTTCTTGCAGACTTCTTCTTTGATGTCCGTGAAAAATTTCCGCATCTAGTCCTCGCATGAATATACTTCTCTCTGCACGGTGAGAGAGGGCCAACCTATGTCTTTTGTGAAGCTCGTGTCTATGAACTTTACACGGTTTGTTGGTTGGATAGTTAAACGACCAAAGTCTGTACGCAAGAACATAAACTCTTTGTCTTGCGTAGGCTCTGCCGTAAATCCATCGCCTACAGGTATAACCGTAAAAAGATAGGAGCATGGAAACTCCAGCTCCTTTATCCGTACTGCGGCTTGTAACCCCGTGAGGTAAGTGTACTCGTGGACCGAGAACTGCGAGCCGTAGCAGTTCCACATCTGCGCGTAAGACAAGTCCCACCTTTCAAGGTCTTCTTGCCACGTCAGCGCGTGCGGGGGTAGATTGCGAAACACGGCACCGCTCTCCAGCATAACCGTGCAGCCCCACGCTCTAGCCGGATGGGAGTGCAGCCCGAACCATATAGCTGGGATCACGCCCTCCAAACCAACAAACTCTCCAAGCACGTAGACGTACTGGTGTTTAGGTAACGACCCGGAGGCGGTGTAGAGCATCAGTCGTTTCCATATACGAAGCTATTGAATCCGGTCTGTTTGAACTTTTGCCTCGGGCGTTCCCCCGTGGGCTTAATCCATACCATAGGTTTATGATGTTCGCAGTATGGACGTTTGGGGCTAAGGCCGGGGTTACCACAGAAGGTATGTTGGTCGTTGTGTCTACCGATTGGAAAACGGCAGTCGGATAGTTTTTCTAGTTCGGTAATGTACAGCCCGGATTTACGAAGGCTTGATGTAACTACGACTGGAGTATCGACCCAATCGGTTGGCGTTTCGATGTTGAAACGCTTTGATAGGATTGGACGTTTACGTCGTTTGTCAGACTTCTTGCGTTCTACCCGCTGCTTACGTGTAGGTTCAGACGGTTTGTTGTCCTCGAAATCTGGGAGTAGCCCTGCTACTTTCATGCGATGCACCCTCCCGACGATGGAGTTTTTGGTGACGCCTAGTTTGTTCGCAATCTCGCTCCGCGACATACCGGCGTACAGCATCTTCTTTATAAGCTCGTTAGCCCTGTCCATTATCTTCCTCGAAAAATTCTTCTTCGTCGACCGCAGCAAACTCCGCCAGCGGCGTGCCCTTAGCTTGGAACTGCCACACGTACTCTGTGCCGAGCGCGTACTCGGTGCCAGCCCCTAAGCGACCGGGGAATTTCGTAGCGGCGAACTCGCGCGCCATGGCCTGCGTAAACACGGTCGTCGACACATGCCGCTCTTCCAGCCACTCAGTCAGCTTGTCGGCACCGATGCGAATGACGTTGTCCTCGATGCCAACCTGCACGTACAACGCCTTGAGGCGGGAAGCGTCGCGCTTAACTTGAATGGAGCCGCGCGCGGGCTTGCCCTTACTCAGATGTACCTTGTTGGTATAGAGCGTGTTCTCCGCACGATGACGGTTCAAGAACTGCGTCAGGATGCTGGAGACATTGAGCTTCTTCGTCATGTCGACCGGCTGGGAAGCCTTGTCGTTACGTAGCTTGGTAACTGCTTGCGCGAAAAATTCTTCCATCGCAGGGATGTCAATTTCTGTCAGCTCTAGCTCGTTGGCGTATTCTGCGCCGAGCAAGCAGCACGCTATCGCACCCGCCCAGTACCGCTCCTCCTGCGTCCACTCGAACTTCTTCGTGAGCCGCACGTCCAGCTCCCGAAGGTCGGCGTCGACACGTTCATGGTTCTCACCGAGGAACTCAGCATACTTGCGCCCCGCCCAGCCGAAGTTGTGTTTGAGTTTGGCGATGCTGGTCGTGAAGTGCTGGTCTTTCGTGATGTTGCCAGTCGGCGGAGGCACGACGAACTCGAACACGCGCACCACGCCAGCCACAGTCGTGCGGTTGCCGCGCGTGACGTACTCGATCAGGCTGTCGTTAGAGGCGATGAGCATGAGCGTCTGCCAGTCACCGCTCTCCTTGATCTGCGCTTGCTGCGTCAGTCGGTTCTTCTCTCTACCGCTCGTGAGCTTGAAGACGGTGTTCACAAACCTGCGCGTGTCGTCCTCGCTCTTCAGCTCGTCCCAGAACATAGGCAGGTTTTTGAGCTGCCCCATCTTGTTCAGCACTGAGAGCTGCGTGTCGTCGAGAGACTGTACTGCCTTGTGCGGGTCGCCCCATACTGCTTGCGCCACAGAGATCGCGCTACTCTTGCCGATGCCGCTCTCAACAGAGTAGGCGGACAGCATGAAGCCGTTCTCGCCCGTGAACATCGTCAGCGGCCCTGCAAACGCACAGGCTAGAATAACGTCGAGCGCAGGGCGCTTCTGGTCCGTGATGAGCTTCGCGGCGTAGAGCCACGGGTCCGACATGCCAGATGGCTCGTAGTGGCGGGCAAGCACGGGATTGGGATTGGCGGCAGGGCGAGGCTCGCCCTTGGAGAATACCATGCCCGCGTAACTAAACCCTTCGATGTTGCCGCCGTTCCTCGGAATAACCCAGCCGAACGGTGTCGACGTGACGATTGAATTTTCCTTCTCGCGGAGCTTGTCGACCCATCCCATGAGGAAGTCCTTCACTAACTTTTGGTTGCTCTCTTTGAGCGTCATGCCGAACAGAGCGACGTGCTTCGCGAACTCTGCCTTCGCATGGAGATGCTCGAACGGGATGCCGACTTGCTCGCGCTTGCCCTTCTCAACCATCGTAGAAAAGTTGAGCACCCACGGGTTACGCTGCATCCAACCATTCGAGAACGGATAGTTGGAGATTACCTGCTTGGTAACCGATCCATCTTCGAGGGGGATCGACAAGTAGATGAGATCGTTGGCGTCTCGTGAGTAGCCCTGCGGCAGATCGTCGTCTGCTTTGGTGGTTTGATGGGTTTTAGGCGTGAAGTGCAGCGGGCTCTTGCCGTCGAAGCGGTGCGGGCACGCATTGCAGTCCATGTGTCCACTAGCGGAGATGGTGTTGCAGGACGGCCAGCCCAGATTTTTCTTCTGTTTCTCTGCTTCCTTGCGGTCGAACAGCGCGTCAGTCGCCTCGGGATCGTAGCCGGAATGGCCCTTCGCCATCTCATGCGCCATAACCCGCCCGTCTTCGGCGAATGTGGCGATGAACGTGGTTAGGTTCCACAGCGGGTTCGTGTAGGCAGCGCCGCCCGTATCGAGGGCTTCGCGTATGAAGGCGCACTCGGGCTTCAAGTCTTCGAGTTTAACCGGAGCCGCCTTGCCCAGATCAATGCCAGCGGAGAGATCATCCGTGCCGCTCACCGTGGGGCGAGCAGGGAACGCAGGAGCCGGTGCGGCAAACGGCGAGAGCGCAGCGCGAATGTCCTCCACGTCGCAATCGTCGAACGGCGGCACGAGGAACTGCACGTCCCCCGGCGGGTCGTACTTGTAGTTGTGCGTGTCGGGGATGCGGAGTATGCGCGCCGCGTCGATGGTGCACTGGCTGTCGCACATGAGCCCATGCGTACGGGTCGCTTCGACAAGTTGGTGGGCGAGTACGCTCCACTCAGCCTTGTCGATGGCGTCCTGCAACACCCAATGAACGTGAAAGCCGCCAGAGCCGGAGGCTACTACGAAAGTAGGACGCGGCAGTCCGACGGCCCTGCGAAAGTTACCAAGCGCGGTAACAGCAGCTTGAGTATCTGGGTACGCCCCAGCCTTCACGTCTACGTCGATGAAGAGCGACTTGAACTTTACGGCGTTATCGCCAGACCGTTTGGCGTTTAGATATTTGTTCCCAGCCTTGGAGACTTTTTCTTCGGCCTCGCTCTGCATCGACATGCAGACATAGAAGTCGCGGTTCTCTGGGCTCTTAACAGCCCACGCCAGATTGCGGGTCGCTTCGTCTACAGTGCGTGATGCGCGACCGTTCCAGTACGGCTTGGGGGCTCCCGCACGTACAGTCGTCCAATGTACGTTGACGAAGCCCTCTTGTCCCTGCGGCCATGCGACGGCCCTCGACAGGAACTCGCGTGCGTTCTCATATGCCATGATGGTGTCCCGGTGGTGGGCCGGGGGCTTTCGCCCCCGGTATGCTTAGATCAGGTCTTCGAGAGCCGCGTCAAAGGATTTAGCGTCAGCCTTGGGGGCTTCAGCTTCCTTCTTTACCTCCTTGGTAACGGGCTTCTTGGCCTCGACCTGCTTGGGGGCGGGCTGCTCGAAGAGCTGAGCCGGAGCCTCCTTGGCCGGAGCGGGAGCAGCTCCAGCATCTTCAGCAAGAATACGCAGCGTGCGGGGGTCGTCGTAGTACGCAGCGACCTTATCGGCCTCCTCGTCCGTGAGCGGGCGCACTGCGCTATACGCGAACTTCGGATACGCCTCGTTCACATCGAAGCTGATCTTCACGCCGTACGACTGGTACGGATACCCAGCGCTCTTCATCTTCTGGTTCAGAGACACAAGGTCGGTGAGCGACGCACCGGGCACGCGCAACAGCATCGGGCCGTTGAACATCTCGTTGTCGAGGTCGTCGAGCGGCACGACTGCGAGACGCTTGCTGTCCGAGCACGCACGAGCGGGCTTACCAGACGGAGTAACCTTCGAGCCGGGCTTGTTCTGCGGGCACGCCAAGCAGTTCGCGTGCTGCGGAGACTGCACCATCGGGTCGGGCGTCGCGCCGTTGGAAGACCAGCAGTCCGGCGGAGCGGACGAGCCTTCCACGTAGCCGTTTTTGTAGAAGATTTTGGACTTGTTGGCGGCAGCGCGCACGATCACGACGCGCAGCGAGGACTCCGGTCCGTCGCCATCAGGGCGCATGATGGGACGCTCTTCGCCACGGTGCTTGGTGCGCCACACCTTGCCGCGATAGCCAACGACAGCGTAGCCCGTTGAGATGCCAGACGAGAGATCGTCAGTAACGAACTTGTCTTTGTTAGCGAAGGCTTTCGGAACCGCTCCGAACGAAGCGGGAATAGAGAGATCGTTGCTCATGGTTACCATCCTTGGTTATTTGCGGCGGACGCCGACGGTGAGGACTGCCGAGTAATTAACACCCGGCGGTGCCGCGTTATGCTCTGCGATGTAGTCAGTCACAGCGGTGACGTTCGCCTTGCGGTCAAGCAAATCCCACGCGCTGTTCTGGACAACATAATCCATAAAAAGCGCTGGGTCCGCAAGAGAAGCCGAGCGTTTTTCAGTAACGTACACCGTACCAGATTTTGTACGGACACCGTCACCACCTACTGTCTGTAGTTGCTCAAGCAAAACACCGCCAAGCTCTTCTAATTTTTGTTTGTAAGGACGAAGCTCGTCCTTATGCCGGGACTCAATATCCCGTATCTCGTCGCGAGTACGAATGTACTCATCGACGTTTGTGTTAACGTCCATGGTGGTCCTCATGAGTTCTCCTCGAACATCTCCAGAAGAGTGTTCTGCACCTTCTGTTTCGAGCGGAGGCGGGAGTACATCCTGCGCTCTACATCGGTCGACTGGAACATAAGGACAAGCTGCTTGTGCTTCTGTCCATATCGACGGATACGGGCGTTGGCTTGCTCGAAAATCTCCAGCGAGGTCGTCGGAGCAAACCATACAATCGTGTCAGCGGCGGTCAGCGTAAGCCCGTGCGCCATGCACTGCGGGTGCGCTACCAGCACGCGATACTTGTTAGAGTTCTGGAACAGGTTGAACGTCGTGTCGCGTACCTGTTGAGGCGTAGCCCCAGACACGACGCTGCACTCGATACCTTCCGTGGTAAGTCGTTCGACCACGCCATCGAGAGCGTGAATGAACGGGACGAACACGATGGTTTTACGTTCTGATGCTTGAATGGTGTCGACCAAGGCGTCGAGCCGGAAGTCCACGTCCAGCGGGACAACCTCATGCTCGTTGTTGTAGACCCAGCCAAGGCTGATCTGGAGCAGTTTATTGAGCACAGCGCCAGCGTTGACTGCGGTGATTTCGTTGGCGGCAATGGCAGCGAAGGCGTGCGCTTTCATCTGCTCGTAGGCTTGCTTCTGCTTGTCGCTCATGTCGATGGCAACCGTGCGTTCGACGCACTCGGGCAGTTCCATAATATCGTCGAGCGTGTAGCGCACTGATGGCTGCATGACGCTGAATACTTTGGTGATCGCGTCGGGTTTGGGCGACCACTTAAACTGCGTCACGCGCTGCATAACGTCTTCGCGGAAACGCGAGTAATACTTCGGCACGCTGTTGGGGGTGACGATGGTGCACTGCGCCCACGCATCGGTGGGGTCGTTGGGGATCGGCGAGCCGGTCATGCCCCAAACCCAAGCGAACCTGCGGGCCAACTCGCGTGTCGTCTTCGTGCGCTGCGATGTACCATTGCGGTAAACGGCCAGCTCGTCGAGGCACAGCACGTTGATGTCTTCGCGCTTCATGACTTCGTCGAAGATAACTTTAAGCCCGTCGTGGTTGACGATGTAAATGTCGCGCTTCTCTTCGAGAGCTGCAAGCCGCTTAGCCTTTGACCCGTGAAGGACTGCGTACGACAGGTGCGGGGTGGTGGAGAATATCTCCTTAGCCCACGTAAAGTTGAGCGTAGAGAGCGGAGCCACCACGAGCATACGGTTGACCATGCCGCTACCACGGAGGTAATCGAACGCCCACAGAGCAGACTTGGTTTTGCCAGTACCCATCCCGTTCAGCACATAGCCGCGCGGGTTGGTCGTCAGCATCGCACAGGTCTTCTTCTGCACGTCGAACGGTGTACCGCCGCACCAGTCGTAGTGAGAGAGGATCGGCGCGGGTACGTCGATCCCGATGTTGCGAAGCACACGGGTCTCTTCGAGCCCATGTGGGAGCACGATATGCTCCTTACCTTCGATGGTTACACGTTTTGATGTTGGGAAAAGGTTGGCGAGGTCTTGCCGAAAGGGAACCCCGACAACCTTATGTTTACTCGATACGTGGATCATTGGTGGTGTCCAGCCATGCTTCTAGTTCTGTTAGGTCGCCGTCGATTATAAAGACAGCTCCGCCTGCGCGTTTTATAATGTTTGCAATCTGCGTCTGGCGGTCAGTTGGTTTGCCACCGGGGCGCTTGGCTTCTATGGCGAAGAAGCGCCCACGATAGCAGCACACGTAGTCTAGCGAGCTTTGTCCATAGCCCGATGGTACAGGCATAAAGATGTATACGTCGCCCCGTTTCCGCAACGCCTCCGTGATTGCTTTTTTGACTTTACCTTCTGGGGTCATTCGCCGTTATGGGGACACTGCTTTACGGGGCACCAGCGACGGCAGAGATTGCCGGGCTTGGGTGGGAACGACATGCTCGTGTACGCACTCTCAAGAGATTTCACACGCGGCAGCAAGTTATTCCACACGCGAGGCATATCTTCGCGCGAGAAGTCTGCGCGGGTCGTCGCGTCTTCTTTCAACCACACGAACTCACTGCGGACCTTCTGCACGTCGGGATAGTGCGCGAACACACACGCCGCCATAAGCGCGAGCTGTTGGCTGTCTTCGAGAACCTTACCCGTCTTCCAATCGAGGATCAGAGCAACTGGCCCTACGATCTTCACCACGTCACCGATGCCGCGATACCATGCGTCCTTGGCGAAGAACTCGGTCGGCCCGAAGTCGGCACGGATCGCGTACTTCTGTTCGACCAGCAAGTTACCATCCGTGGCAAGTAGCTTCTCAGCCCAAGGCTCCAGATGCTTGAATGGTTCGCCAAGCGGGGTGCCCTTCGACAGACGCTCAGCAAGCGCCTTGTGTACCGCGTTGCCGTAGGTGAGAGCTTCACTCTCTTCTTCGACAACGTCTTTCTGGATGTCGCAATGAAAGTGTCGCTTGGGGCAGGTCTCGTAGTTCTTTAGTTTCGAGTAGCTCCAAGCGAAGGCTTTAGGTTTGTTGTACGTTGTGACGGCTTGCATGTTTACCTCAGAGGTAACTTAGTTGTATCGCGCGGTCATAACCATCGCGACGTATTGCCTCTTGTATGTTTCAGCGCTGCGGCGAAGACGTTTCTGCCAGCCGATAGGACCAGCGACGTGGCACGCCGCCATCTCTTTCTCGGTTCTGACGCCGTGGTCAATACACATCCGCATATGTGCAACACCAGCGAGGACGCCATACCGTGCCTCATTTAAGCGGTTCGGGTCAAACCCCATTTTACGTGCGGTCGCTGGCATGACTTGCATGACGCCTCGTGCGCGCCCGTGACGGGTCTTTGGTCCGATGGCTTTATGGTTAAAGCGGGACTCGACATGGGCGATCCTAAGCGCCACGGGCACCCATTTATCACCAATGGCCTTGCGGGTTTCTTCCGCGACGATCTTTCTTACTTGCTCTTTCTTGGGGCTCATCTCGGCTACCGCAGCATCCAGATTACCAGCCCATCGAGCGCGGTCCTTACGGAAGAACTCAGCGTGTGATTCGTCCATCGAAGCATGAGCCGTTACCGGCAGGGCGCAAAGCGCCAGCGCATATATAACTTTTTTCATCAAGCCTCCTTGGTGACTAAAATGCCCCGACGCCGGAAGGGGGGGAAGCGTCGGGGCAAGTAGCTTGTGACAGCTCTTCGAAAAACCCAGAGGGAGTTTCGACGTCCCGCGCGGGGATACGCACCGCGTGGTAAAACATGTGCGTTGGGCACATGCTCTTCCGCCAGTTTGGCGAGAAGCTCGTCGCTTACCTTAGAGGTAAGCAGGGTGAGTATAATACAGGTGTTCGGGTTAGTGCGCAACCCTCACACCATTAGCGATCTACCTTTCGGCCAACGGCTGCTATACCGGTTTCCGCCGCTCCGACGCTTGCGCATGGGAGGACTTCCGTTGTTGCACTCTACTTGCTTCACGCTAATCTTTCCCCTCCATCGCCAAGCGCCTCACTAATATTTTTTGTCATTTCTTCAGCCGCTTCTTTGTCGTCTAGCTCGACATATCGAGCAACTGCAATCCGCAGCGCCGCCTCCAGTTGCTCGATGCGGTCGGCGGCTTCTCTGAGCAGAGGGCGGCGCCACAACCTGTGGGCCTCTTTGAGCCGGTCAAGAAGATCGTCAGTCATGTTTCCCCTCCAGCGCGTGCTTCGTCCATACCAGCAACGACATCGCCCTGTTTGGCGCAGGGATGCCGTTGTCCCCGTCAACCACGTCTGCCTGATCCTCTAGGTACAAGAGGATCGCGGGGAACAGGTTTTCTAGTCGTTCGATGCGGTCGGCGGCTTGTTCTGCCGTTCGTCCGGGTTCGCGCCACCAATCTTGAACTGCACGCAACCGCTTCACAAGATCGTCAGTCATTCTTCTTCTCCCCCAGCGCCTTTATAATAATCTGACGGATGCGTTCTTTCGTGCCGTAGCCGGAGTCGCGTATCCGCTCTAAGGCGATCTTATAGCGGCGGGCTTCTTCTTCATGCGCCATCGCTTCTTTGTAGTTCTCATGCCACATGGATGCTTGAGCTTCCCAATAGTCGGCGCGGCTCATTTCAGATGATTGCTCACGGTCTGGCATTTTATGTCTATACATTCCCATCTTTCTTCTCCCTTAGTGCAGCGCGGGCTTCCCAGCACACTTCTGCGAACAGTTCTGCATAGGATTT